CCGTTACGCAAGGGAGACTGGCTGTCGCCGGTCAAGTACGCTTGCTTCAGGTCAGAGTTCTTAATCATCGCGGCCATCCAAGAAGGAATGACCAACCAACGACCAGTCTCAGGGACGTTCTGCTCGTCCAACACTTGGCCCATGTCCAAAATCAAGTCCAACACGTTGGTCTTGCTGATGGCACGAGTAGCGTAGGTTGCGCCCAAGTTGATGTTGCCGGAGATAGCGCCAGCAGATGCGCCTTTGTTGGCGGTTGCCGCGCCAGCCTTCACACCATTCAACACATCTGCGTCGATGGTGATCTTCATTTGCTCGCTGGCATCGTTGGTGAACATGTCCATCAACTTAACGTCGGCTTGAACGGCATCCACATCATCCAACACCACGGAGAAGTATTGACCTTGGTCAATGTTCAATTCCAAAGGAGTAGAAGTTGGGACTTCGTTTGTCAGGTTCATACCTTTTGTGTATGAACGGATAGTGATGGTGGGGATTGAACGGATATAGACTTTATCGCCTTGACCCTTGATCTCGCCTTCCCAATCATTGTTGGTGATCTCTGCAAGAACAGTGCTCTTGTAGAACTTAGCTTGCAACTTGCCAGACCAAACTTCAGGGATGAACTTGGTTGTACTGGCAGTTGAATACTGAGGATATGCACCAGAGATAAGCGCTGATGGTGCGCCGGATACGCCTAAAGACATGATATTTCCTTAAAAAAAGATTGATTTGTTTGGGTCATCGAATACGACCCTCGACTGACGCTGATGCAATATCAGCTTCAATGGCAATTGCGTCTGCATCTGAAATAGATCCTCGTCTCACTCTGTCGTAGAAATTTGTAATTTCTGCGCGAGTCCAAATCTTCTTCGCTTGCGGTGTCGATGGAGCTTGGTTTGTAGAGGGGACGATTTGCTGTTCCAATGATGCGGCGCTTTTTGCCGCCCACGTTTGTGACATCTTCTTGTACGTGTTGAAGAACTTTGCCGCACGGACTGGATCACGCGACTGTTCTGCTCTGCCGAGAAGCGCCTGTCTGGTTTCTCCTGTTAGGTCATCAACTTCATCCAACCAATTTAAAAAATTGGCATCGGCGTTGAGAGCCTCCCAGTCGGGAACCATTTCAGTCAATGATCTGAAGAAGCTATCTTGAACGACGTGTGATTGAACAGATTTAACTGAATCAATTTCGGATCGGAGTTTTGCGATCATCGCATCCTTAGAGGCCAGTTCTTCTCTGGCAACTCGACGGGCTACGTCAATCAAACCCTCACCGTATTGCTCAATCTCCTCTGGCTTCACCAGTAGTTCAGGAGGTTTTGCATTCTTCATCTCTTCGAGTTGATCCTCTAGAGATTGAAGACGGCTCTTCAAATCTTTATTCTCGTGTGCAAAGCGCGGAACTTCTGCGTTGTACTTCCCTTGTAAAACCTTGAATCGGTGTTCCCAGCTTTCCTCTTGAGGAGGCGTGGAGTCGGTAGGAGGTTGGGGAGCAGGAGTCTCAATCGGTTCAGCGGGTGGCTGAGGATTTTGAACTTCCATCTGGTTCTGCTTTGACAAACTTTCCAAAATTTCATCTGCCCGCTTTTCAGCGTCGATGACAGCACGAGGCAATGTAGACATCTTTTCTCCGTGAGCCGAGACAGTCACATTCGAGTCTTGCGGTATTCGAGTGATTTGTTCGGTGTTCAACGGTTGCTGGGATAGGCCAGCACCTGTTGCGGCAATATGCCGCTAGACAGTCTTTCGACCATCTACCGCAATTTTCGGATTACCTCTTCGGCATCCTTTGATTTTTCTAAAAACTCACTGACAGCCTGCGCCGCTCCTTGTTGCCAACGACAGAGGACTTCGTCCTTTGTACTGGCACTGTCTCGGTACAGGTCTTGTAGTGAGGCTTCCATCCATTGAAGGACGGTCTCAAACTGGTTATTGCCCTTGAGCGATGCAAGGGCGTTAAGAACTTGAATGCTTGGCTTTTGAAGCATTACCTGCTTCGCCAGAGCTTATTGAAATCAGCCGCGCCTTTTTTACCTGCGTTTTCTTTGATTTTCTTTTTATCTTCGATCATCTTCTCGATGTCTTTTACAGACTGACCGGCTTGGTTAGCGCGAGCGATAGTTGATTTTTTCTTTTTCTTGACGGTCTTCGCGCTGTTACTAGAACGAACAGGAGAAGGTGCGTTAGAAGCATCTGCGGCAGAAGCATTTGCGGCTGGCGCATTTGCGGCTGGCGCAGGGGCTAGAGCTTGTACAACAGTATTTGGTTGCACTACAGCGGCAGACTCTGGTTCTTTTACTACCATGTAGTCTTCTATCTTGCGGCGAGGCTCTTCTGCTTTTGCTTCTACCTTTGGCTCTGCTACTGGTTTTGCCTTCTTCTCAAAATCCATACCGCCGGACATGGCTTGCTTCTTTGCAACATCAGAGTCCTTCATGCCTGAGTCGCCAGTGATATTGGAAGGAGAGGACTCGGGGGCTTTGTCTCTTGAGAAGAAAGAGCGGACAGATTCAACAGCAGATTTCAGGCGGTTCAGATTTTCTTCACCTGCCTTCATGCGTCTGTCGTAACTGCCGGGATCTACTTTCCCAGTACGTGGATCGGTATCTCCGATCTCGTCGTCAGAGCGAGTGCGAACAGATCCGCCGTCAGCGAACTTGCGAACAACAGGCTTGGGGGCTTTGGGCATGTTGTTGTTGGCCGCACTGATCTTGCTGTGCAAGCTGGACATGCCAACTTTTAATTTGGCGTGTGTGGTCGAGGGGCCAGTAGGTGAGCTTGACTTTGCATAGCTCTTGTTTTGCCAATCTGGTTTCATTTCTTTTCCTTCAGCTTGTTGATTTGTTCCTTGATCTTGGCGACCAAAGCCTTGGCTCGCTCAATAATCTGGGCAATCATTTTCCACCCTTCATGCACTTGCCCATAGCCATGCATTTCTTGGGCATTGGGCAACCAGCGCATGGCTTGAATGCCTTGCCGCCGTTCGCCATCTTCATGCCGTATTCTTTGGTTTCGGCCATCATCATCTTCTTGCCAGCGCCACCCTTCTTCAGAGCGGCCATTTCTTTTTTGGCGTGGCCCTTGCCTTCTTCTTTCTTGGCTTTACCACCGTTGGCGTAGCCTGCGGGGATCATGCCCTTCTTGGCTGTTTTCTTCATCATGCTGATACTCCTTGTTGGGGTTGTACGGTATTCATGGGTGGAGGCGCTTGGTCTCCGGCAGGGTTTGTCGCCTCTGGTGCGGCAATCTGTTGTTGTGGCATTGCGGCTTGAAGCTGTTGCATTGCCATCTCGATCTGTTCTTTTTTGAACTTCATCATCTCTGTCGACGGAACCAATCTGTCGGTGTCCATCTGGAGACCCATTGCGGTTTCCCTCAAGAGGTATGCCGCTCCTTCTGGGCCGACGATTTGCAGAGCGATCTGGTTGCTTAGGATCAGATTCAGGAATTCGTTGCGACGAACTTGGATCTGTTCCTTGGCGATCAGTCCCATTGCGCCTTTGGCGATCACCCGGAAGTCACCCTTGATGTAGGGGTCTGGGTTGTAGATCATGTTGTGAACGTAGAAGCGGTTCACAACCATCGTGACCACATCGTCGATGGTTCCGACGGCGGTCTTGATTCCCTTAGCGGCGTTGTCCATCAGCATGGAAAGGCCAGAGGCTGTGCGGCCAGCGCCACTTGCACCAGAGCCAGATCCGTAGATGTAGTTCGGGATGCCGGTTACTTCATCTGCTTGCTTGGCAAACTGGTTGTAGATGCCCATCAGTTCAGCGGCCTTCATCTCAGGCTGGAAGAACCTAACACCAGCTTGACCGCCGCCTGTTTTGTCAGAGGTGGTTTGCCAGATCTTCCAAGGATACATCTGGGTGATGTCTTCTCCGTCGGCCAATCTGTCAACAGACACTTCTACCTGTGGGCCAGAGCCGATGCCCATGTTGTTCGCCAAAGAACGTGCGGCGGCATTGCACATGATCTGCACGTCGCGCATGTTTTCCGGAAGAGCAGAACCCCAGAACGCTCCGGGGATAGATCTCCATGAGGCGATCTCGTAGGGGCGCTCACCCAGTGGATCTGGGTTGATCACAACCTTGATGGTGAAGCTGGCAACTTGCCAAGCATTGATTTCGTAGACCTTGTTCGGCTCTACGTCTTTCATGCCCCACTGAATCGCCCATCACTGGCCCCCAGAATTCCAGTGCTTCGATCAGGTGATCGTTGTGCATCTGGGAATTCGTCTTGCCCTCGAGGTCATCTCTCTGCTGGTCGCCGAACTCGTTGTATCGGTAGCCAGCTTTTCCGTAACGGATGATGACTTGGTCGATGTCGTCATCGGAGTAGCCGGGAACGCCCTTGAGGGATTCCAGCGTCTTGGCCGACAGGCGGTGTCTTTGAATCAGGAAGCCATCATCCACGCCCATTGAGTTGGCGCTTGGGAAGATGTCGTATGGAGAAACCCGAGAGACCTCACGCACCATGTCGTTGACGACAACAGGTGTGAAGTTTGGCCCCCACTGGAGTTGCTTTTTGCGGCGAACGCTTGGCCCCTTGAGGATGGCGGTCGGGAAGGTGACGAAGTCGTCGATGAAGTCCTGCATGGCAGGTTTGAACTTGCCGGTATCCAGTTGGTCTTGGATAACCTGAGCCATTCTCTCTGCGGTGGCCTTGGCCTCTTCCTTCACACGCATGGAAATCATGTCGTGGACTTCGTTCATCCGCTTGCGGAAGGTCTCTGGGTGGAGTTCTTGTCCGGCCAAGACGTAGTCTTCAGCTTCTGTTCTGACCAAGTCAATGATCGACAGACGAACTTCAGGGGGAATCTGGGGTTCTTGTGCGGGAACGAGGTCAAAAGGACGGGGTGCTTGGAGCATTACGTCCTGAATCCACGACTTGGCGGCGGCGCACTTCACGTCTGTCAGCATCATGAAGATGTCTGACCCGCCAGTTTCGGCGATGTCGATGGCTTTATCAGGGTCGTATTCACCACGGCGCTGGCGTTCGCACTGAAGTAAGCGCTCAGTGATGTCCTGCTTTGCCATCTTCGCTTGAGTCCAGCAGGAGTTGATGTGTCCAGAGATGCCAAGCGCGATCAGGTCGGAGTTATCCACGCCTTGTGCTTGGACGGCGCTGATGTCTGCTTCGACTGGCGCGACTGCCTGATACACCTGTGTCATGGTTTATTCCTCATGCCCATGCTTTGCTGGACGCTTTTTTAACTGGTCTTGCTCTC